GAATTGAGTGCGGAATTGCGTTTTTGTTTGCGTTGTGTGGTTGTTTTGTTTTTTAATATTGCTCCGCGCTTTGCATTGCATGGCTTACATGAACTGACAAGGTTTTCTGGCGAATCGTCGCCGCCTTCCAGAACTGAAACGAGGTGATCGGCTTCGGTTGCAGGGTTGCCGCACCAATGGCATTGGGGGTTTGTTTCTAGCAGTCTGCGTCGAGCGTGTGCGTAAGCCTTGTTGTTTGTTGTGTGTTGACGTGGCATCTCACGCGCTTCGCTTGTGCTGACGCGGCGCTGGCGCGCCTTGTCCTTGGTAGTGGTGGGGGGCTGTCATGTCGGGCTTGGCCTTTCGTGTTCTGTTTGTTTACTGTATGTCATTTGTTGTTGTGATGTGAACAGTTGTGTGAATGCTCCACCCTCTGGCTTGCCCAACCCAGATCCCTATTGCATTACTTCATCAGTCTGTTTACTGATCGCCTGATCGCATTGCCCAAACCATTTCGTGTTGCATGATTCGAGGCGCGACCATCTACCCACGCTTTCCGTGTGTTACCCGATCACCTTGCGACGGTGTAGGTCATGCGACTAGCCGATTGTTTACTGTCTGGGGTTGCTGAGAGTGTAGAGAATGTACTCCATATCGGATGGCTTCCAGACAGCTGCATGACAGCCAGCCATCTCACACGCGTTTAACCAAATTTTCTGTCCAGGCGTTGTTTTGCCCTTCTCTGCTTTCAACTCAATCACCAACGGCCGACCGCCTTGAAATGGATGAACCATAAACAGATCAGGAAAACCTGTGTCACCTTGAATGTTTGTCATCCAACGACCACGATTGTTTTGTGCCGGCAAATCGTGATGCACTAACCAGCCATAACGTTTAGCAATGCTGATCACCATATCTTTGAAATCGGCTTCGCTGATCTTTGGGTCTAAATTCATCACAACGCTGCCGACCAAACTTTGTCAGCCAAATGTTTTATAGCCCATCGCACAAATTGCTTTGCTTCGCGCTGGTCTTCGTTGTCCATGCGGTCATAAATGCTTTGTAGCCGTTCAATTGCGCTAATCAGTTCATCCAATGTCATTTTTGGCCTTTCATACAAACAAGCGCTGTGAGCCATACGCCCATAATTATTCCAATGATGTTTGATGCAACAAATTTCATTTTAAACGCTCAATAATTTGGCTTGCTTCATGTGATTTCAGAAGCTCTAAAACGGCGCTGTCATCGTTGAGGTTTAACTGGATCATTTCCAACAAAGCAAGATCATCCATGCCTTTGTCACGTGCCAGTTTCTTGATGTAGCCCAATTGTTTTGGTGTTGCGAATGCGCCCTGTGGGGTGTGAACAGGCTTAGATGACCCGATCGGTGAAAGCGTGACCTGACTACCCGATCGAGCCACCTTGGACATCTCCTCACGGGATGGCCTTTTGCCCTGCGTGGCAAACACAAAGTTAGCGCAAGCGCGCCCAATGGCTGATGTTTCGCAATTCTCGACAAACGATGTCGCGTTCACGCCACGATCTGTTTTAATTTCCTCTGCCCAACCTGTGGCAACTGGGTCTTTGTCGTTTTTGTCAGCATAAAGTTCGGCATAGAACACGCAAGCATCGCCTGTGTAATTCAGCATTTGGGTTCGCACCCGACCGTTTGGGTGTGCTTCCCAAAATCGCGCTAAACGGGATTCAACGGTTTCATAGTTGCTTAGATCAAATGCCATCAGCAGGCCACCCAAACAATCGCCTTGCGACCGTATTGTGTTTTGCGACGTAATCCGCTGTCAACGATGTAACCGTCTTTGTGTAGCCCGTTAATACGCGCAGAAACTGATTGCGCAGGTAACAACAGCAGAGTTGAAATTTCGTCTGCTGTCATTCCTTTTGCTTCAGATTTGCCAGCCCATTTGATCCAAAAATGGATTAGTTCACGTTGCTTGCCAGCATTAGGTTTCGCTTTTTCAGCTGCTTCGCGTGATGTATCGCCCGCATCGTGACGCACTACAACGCTTGGGTAATCTAACGCAACTTTTGTTTTGTGTCCACCCAAACCGATTGTGGATGTAAACATTTCTAGTTGTTCGCTCATGTCGGGATTCTCTTTCATTAGTCGGGTTTAATCTGGCCGCCTAGGCCTTCAATTGCCAAAATAACACATTCGGCGTAGTCATCTTGGCCACTCAATTGAAAATCAATCAGCATGTTTCGCAAGCCTCGAATCAAGTAATCGTCACGGAATTTGCGTTCAACATGTTTTGGTCGCGCAATTTCATCAAGCAAATTAAACACGGCAATTTGGTGTTCCATCATTGCTTTTGATTCCAAAACCATTTTTCTTGTTTCCTCACTTAATTCGCCTTGATTCCAGGAAACGCCTTCGCTCATCGTGCTGTTCTCCATGGTGACCATCCTGACCGTGTGTAAATAATTAAGCCAGCGCGCAAGTTAATCTGTGGGTCTAACAACATTTTGCATGAAGTCAGCAGTCCTGCCTTTTGCAAATAACTGTTTGCACCCTTGCACCAAAACCCGTTGATTTGCATTAAGCCGTATGACCCTGAATTTGGATCTTTGGTGTTGTGGGCAGTGGCAATTCCGTTGCTTTCTCTGGTGATTACCATGACCAATTTTTTGTATTGTTTGACTGGCCAGCCAAGGTTTACGGCCAGCGCTGCAAATTGTTCTGGGGCTGTTAAATATGGGTCAATGAACAACGTGCTGGAAGTCGTTGTTGTTGGCTCAATTAGGTAAGGGTGCACATCAAGGGTTCGGCTAGGTTGCCCTGATTGGCTGTTTACAGGGCCTATGGCGAGCGCAAGCCCCCATAATGCTGTAATCAGGCTGGCAATGATTTTTGGGGCTGTAAATGTCACAATTTCTCCAATTGGTACGGAACACCCCAGCTGCCTAGGGCGTTCTTGAAAGCAAGTTGCGAATGCAACACGCGGCCGTTTTCGGGGTCACGGAAAATCTGCACCATGCACTGTTGCCCGTCATCAAGTGAAGTTAAAAAAACTTCGTAGTGGTAGGTCTTGTGATCCATGGTTTGTGGCCTTTCGTCGGTGTCTCCACCGTAGGCAACCCGTCAGGCTATTGCAAGGATTTCGCTTGTTTCCATTGCTGCACAAGGGCTGGAACACGGTCGCCCACGTAATAGTTGATGTGCCATGGTTCGGAATCTAATTCCCAAGTAAAACCGTACAAAGCTGCAAATTCTGCCATAAATGCCAATCGTTCGCCTGATGCTTCGCTTACATCAACAGACAAACCGAGGTTGTGATTTGATTTGCCGGGTTGTGCAATCGGCGCTTTGCCTTTTTTCAAATACCAATTTTTGCCTTGATAAACTCGCGGTTTTACATTCTCTATTGGAGTTAGTTGCATTCGATCATTCCACGCAATGGTTTGGGTTGCCAGAGACCTGTATGTGTCAGCGCTTGACGTGGGTTTGAACGTTTTGATGCCTTCAGCAAATGCGCGCGCACGAAACGCCATCCATGCATCTGCGGCTAATAAATGAAGTTTGCCGTAAGGCTTAACTTCGGCCAGCAAGTTGATTGGCATTTCACCTGGTATCACATGCTGCAACGTGGCAGGCAGAATGATTTTATGCTTGTGGGGAACGCCCAAAGCCTTCATCCTTTTTGTTTACCCAACGCATGATCGGCGGAATCAATGCTGCAATAGCGCCTTTTGCATAGTTGGTTGGGTCAAGTGTTCCAGTGGCATAAACAGCAACAAGCGCGCCAACAAGGCTTCGCGCATAACTGGCCAACATTGCTTTATCTTTGTCTCTCATTTGTGATCCTCTAAATGTCCGTCAATTTTTTGTTCTATTCGACCCAAGGTTTGATGTACTTGCCCGTGGTCTTTTTTGTTGTCGTGGCCGATTTTGCTAATGAGCGCCACCAATACAGCGAAACCGCCACCGACCAAAGCAACCACAATCTGAGTATCCAACGCATTATTTTTTCTGTGACGGCATTGGCGGATACGGGTTTGCGTCTTTAATTGCTTGTACTGCGTTTGTCCAATCGGTTTGGGTTTTTGTGCCACGTTGCCATTCAAAGAAAATTGGATCGCTAGTTTTAATGTATTCCTTGTGGCGTGTGTTGCTCACCGCTTCATATTGGGTTTCGTAATCAACCTGCGGCCAAAGAGCATCTAACTCTGCTTGTGTTGGTTTGGTTGTTTCGTCTAACCATGTGAGGCCTGCATAATCGGTGCCGTCAAGTGTCCAATTGGTGCCAGGGTATTTGCTGGTCAAAATTGCTGAATAGTCAATCATGCCGATACTTCCATAAGAATAATGCTTGATGAGCCGCCAAAGGCTGTGTCACTTGCGCGGCGGTTTACATAAGCCGCTACTGCCGATGAGCCTCTGACCTGTATTTTGTATGTCGTTGCTGATGTGGTTGCTGGGCTATCTAAAAACATAAAAGGTTGTGTCCACATTCCTGAGGCCGACTGAAATGGGTTTACAGTAATGCCGTTATAAGTTGATCCGCCTGTACCTGAACCAATTGCTGTTGCACCGCGCACAAGTTGAACAATGACATATTCTGCGCCTGCGGTGCCTGTGTTTATTTGCCCCATGCAAATAATTTGACTGGTTGCTTCGCGCGGTGTAATTGACACAGACAAACCAGTTACGTCAATAAAACTGGTGCTGGTAAAACTAAATGTGTCAGCCTTGAATACGCTTGCGACCTGCAAAATTCGAAATGCGCCGCGCAATCCGTTTTGTTGTGCAGCTGTAAGAACCTGCCCGGCGGTAAAAGTTGCTGGGAGTGCGGTTGGTGTTGCCATAAGTGCTTTCTATGTTAGGGCATTATCCGCGTCAAGGATGCCATATACAGGATCATCCAAAATCAGCGGATATACCACGATTGTTGGGGCGGTACTAAGCAAAACGCGATGGCCAGAACTTAAATCTAGATAATGCTCGATTCCCTCAACGGACAATTCTTGGGCAAGTTGGGTTGTGCCAGTACCGCTAGGGAACGTTTTTTCAATGCTAATTGTGTCGCCAATGTCAATAATTGCGACTGTGTCACGTTGCGCGGTTGTTAACGCCATGAACGCTGTTTCAACGGAAGTAAATCTGGCGGCTGGTTCTGGTTCTAATAGGTAATCAGCGGCGGTGTCAATTGATGTTTGGTCGTGCAACAAACTGTTTGTAATGCTTGATGTTTGAATAAAATATGTTGCAATTGACGTTAGGTTTTCGGCTGTTGCCGTGTTCCCATTCAGGCCAGTAACAACGCTTCGGTTAATAACGGCATCTGCCTCAAACGATATGCCTAACCCGTTGTAAGGAATTTCTGTTCCATCATCACGAAAATCTGCCACAGGCGATGAAAGCGTTGGGCCGATTCGATCTTGAAATGTAAACACGCCGTCACGCGACATGAACACACGCCCGAATTCTGCGGTGTCATTTACTTGGGACACATATGAAAGAACGTTTGTTCCAGCTTCTACGTTGTATGCGGAATCATGCCCTAATTCAACTGTCCCTGTGTCAATATTTCGGCTAGCACCCGTAGGAAAATCTACTTCAGGCAGGCTTAAAACGGTTTCAAGGCGTTCACCCGATAATTCAGGCGATGGGTTGAAATCGTCAAAATAGGTTTGTGAAAGCAAATAAAACTGATCCGCGCAATACACCGTGACGGTGTCCAAACCGCCTAGCGCGAAGTTGTAATCATAATTGACAACAAATCCGCGAAACAATAGTTCTGGGTTGTTGGCGTTGTCGTATCGAATTAGTTTGACTTCGCGCATTGGTGCAAGCCCCGGCACGTTTTGGTTTGTGTCATAAAACGGGCTGTTTTCATCAAATGGGTTGAATATGCCTGACACGTCAAGAATTTCGAATGACATTGTTCCAGCGCTAAACGTGTCGCCAATGTCTCGACGGCCGCGCTTAACGCTGACCGATTGGGTTGATTCAATTACCGACGCAAACTGGGTTGTTCCGTCAAGCACATAGTTGGGATTATCTAAAACACCTTTGACCGCGTCATCTAAAGTAAATGCGTCAAGGGTAAACCCTGCGTCAATTTGCAGGTCGTAATTGCCAGCGTTAACAACTGGAAAGCCAGTCATCAGGCAATGTTCAGGGCAAGTGGCCCTGCACTCCTCGAATAAGCGCGCAAAGCGTTTGTGATGGCTTGACCGATTTCGGCGCTGGTTGACAGACCGCCAGTGACATTGATGTTTACGTCACCACTGCCGCCAGCGCCCATTTTAGATAATGGCACTACTGCTTCAGGGCCACTTTCACCAATCAATGCCAAGGTAGGTTTGTTGACAATGCCACCTTCAGCCATTGCTGGAACTCCTAAACCAGTCATAATTTTGTTAAAATGCTCATTCACATAAACATCAATCGTTACTTTGCGTTTCATTTTGGCTGCAATCGCATCCATTTTGGCCATCAGTTTTGGTGTCAGTTTGTCCAGTTCTGCCTGTAGGCCGTTGACGATGCCTGTTGCACTGTCAATGCCCGCCTGATACCACTTAGCGGCAGCGTTTAAACCAACTTTTGAGGCGGCCATATTTGCTGAATCAACTAGCGCGTTTGTTTCATCAATAGCGGTTTGACCACCTGCAATTAATTGATCGGCAATGGCTGTTCCTGCATCCTGTCCAGCCGCCAAAACTTGTGTTAACGCATCCTGGCTTAAACCCATTGTCAGCAATTGATTAATTTTTTTGGTGTATTCAACAATGCCAGCAATTTGATCGCGTAAACCTTGTAGAAATCCACCGCCTGTTTCGTTGCCGGCATCTTGAGCATCAGAAAAACTGAACGCAGATTTTAACCCGTCGGCAACTGACGTGGCGAAATTATCAAACGCATCTTTTGCAATTTTTAAAGCATCTTTTGCTTCAGTAAGTGCTTCACCTAATTTGTCTTTTAAAGCTTCAGCAAATGATTCAACTTTTTTCGCCACGCCACCTACTGCGCCACCCAAACCGTTAAATTCTTTGGTGCGCCTTGCTAGTTCTTCGGGCGACAATTGCGGCCCAATAAACGCGCCACCAAGGTTTGATGTTGCATTGGCCAAATTGTTTGCTTCGGTGGCCGCACCTTTCATTGAATTTTTGTAAGCAATGAAAGCAGCCGTTCCTGCTGCAACCGTTAAAAGCCCGATTCCAGTGGCAATCTGAACCGCCGTAAACGATGCTGCCAGCGCATAGTTCACGCCTGCGGTGATTATGCTAATTGCTTTCCAGGCTGTCATGGCTACGTTTGCTGCGACGATTGCGCCTGCCAGTGTTCCAAGTGCAACAGCCATTGCCACAATGAAACCTGTGTTGTCTGAAGCAAATTCACCGAATTTAACAAGCAACGGCAACACGGTTTCAAGTACTGGCAGGAACGCTTGACCAATTTTTGTTGTTGCATCTTTAATAGTTGCATTTAAAATCTTTTGTTGGTTCGCTGCGGAATCAATTGTGTTATTGAAGTCGCCTTGTTGATCTGTTGTTTGCTTAAGAATTAAACGGTGTGTTGCTAAAACTTTGGCTTGCTGGTCGAGGTTTCCTGTTCCTTTATACAAGCCCATTGCCATTGCTTCGGCTTTGACCGCAGCGTCATTAATTAGAACGTTGTATTTTCTAATTGGTTCGCTTTCGCCGCGCAATGCAGCACCTAAAGCAACCGCGACTTCGGCAGGGTTGGCGTTGTTAAACGAGGCCATGTCGGCTGTTAGTTGAACAAGATCTGTTGAAAATTTGCCCAAGTCGTCGCCTGTTTTCCCAGCCATTTTGCCCAAACCGCCAAACGTGGCAGCAAAATCAAGCGCTTCCTGATTGGCCATGCCAAGGTTTTTAGCTGCGCTACTTGCAAAAGATTGAACAGATTTTGAAGCCTGCCCAAATATCACATTTGTTTTGTTAATAGTTTCGTTTAGATCGCTGGCTTGTTGCGCTGCTTTATATCCGCCAACCGCAATCGCACCAAAAACGGCAGCAGCTGGAAGCGCCATCTTTTTCAAAGCAAATGCTGTTTTGTCTGCCGAACTAGTTAGTTTTTGAAATTCTTTGACGGCTTGATCAATGCCAGCGCCATTAAATTCGGAAATGATTGGGATTTTAACTGCCATTGGCTGCCAACTTTTTGTTTACATTGTCGCGCACATCGGCAACTAAATCCAGCACTGCTCTCTGAACCTCTGGCGCATTTGCTTCGTATGCTGGCCACATTGCCCGGGATGCTTGGCCAAATCCTTTATCCATAAGATTTTGGACAAATCGAGAATTTGCGTTTGAACGGCCAGCAATATCAAAAATTGAACCCCAGCCTGTGCGTTGCTGAATGACAAAAACAGCGACTTCTTGGCTTCGACCTTTACGCGTATTTATTTTTGCAATTACGCCTTTACGCACTAAACCGCCATCCCAGCCGCCTAAGCGAACGTGCGGCCTACCCATGCCCGACAAAGGGGGATCAGATGGGAAAGCAGCTTTGGCTTGTGCAACAACAGGTTTCGTTATGTCTTTATAACGTTTTGTAAATTGTTTACGCAATTCAGGATTGATTTTGTGCAACTCTTTTAATGCTGATTGAACGCCAAGCACTCTCACTGGTTTTGTATTGCTCATCGGCGTTTATCCTTTGACTGGTCATTTATAACACTAATGACGGTCACGAGGTCGCGTGTGTCAAACTCTATGTGCGGCGGCCACCACCCTACTGAAACCAGCAATTCTGCTAGTTGTTTTCGGTAAGTTCCCCGCCCGTATGGTTTGGGTTTGTTTGATCCACCGCTTCAATTTCCATGTCTGGGTGATTGTCCAGCCATTGTTTCGCTGTTGGCTCGATCTTTTGTCCGCTTAACTTCAACATGAAGTGCGCCCAAAAAACCATGTCACCAACACCGATTCCTCGGCCGTCAGAAACTTTGCGGTTTTCTTGCTTTTCCCATTCCGCGATGCACAACAAATTTGTTGATACTTCGTGAACCTGTCCGCCAGGGGTCGGGGTGACTTTCAATTTGATTTTCATTATTGCCTTTCGTGTCGGGCCGTTAGGCCGTTATCAGCTGACGCTTAGCGCGCCGCCTGTGAATGTCAAATCTACGGTGCTTAGCTCGCCCAATGCGCCGTTAATTACTGGCATTGATTCAAGGTAGCAATCAGCCAGGGTGAACACCTTTGTTACAGCACCCTCAACGACAGTTGCAACAACCGTTGTGCGTGTGCCGACTAGCGATGCCAAAGTTTGGTAAGTCTCGCTTGCGGCGTATGATTGGAAAAGTGTCATGGTGCATTCGTTGTTGTACAGGCCGCCTGTGTAGGTTCGGCCAGTGTCTGCAAGCGTTGTTTTGTCAAGCGATTCGCGCAACTGGGTAAACACAATGCCTGTGCATTGATCAACTAAT